TCGCGGCATCACTTCACGGTGGATCTCGCCATTGTTCAGGCGCACCACCACGTAGGCCGCGATGATCGGGCCAGGATCTTAAGCGCCCAGGTAGGGCTTGTGCACCAGCTTGGGATCGTCGCCGCGCTCAAAGGTGAAATCGTCGCGCTGGTACACGGCGGCCGCGTCGATGTGGGCAATCTCGCCAGAGTTGCGGATGGTCTTGAGCAGGCCGCGCACCATTGGCAGGTACTGCACGGTCGGCACCCAGCGCTCCACTTCGCGGTTGCCTTCCTTCACCTTGGTTTTGGTGTTGTAGATGTTCAGCACAGCCTCGCGCCCGTCGGGCATCAGGCCATCCTGGGCGGCGCGCATGCACGACGCAAACAGGCTGCGGCGGTCTGCATAGAGCAGATCGGGGTTCATCTGCACGGCGGTAATAACGGTGCGGATAAAGCGGTCTGGTTCGATGTCCTTTGGCAGCGCCTTGGCGATTTCGGCGCGCATGCCGCCTTCCAGGGTGTTGCGGAAGGCTGCCAGCGGGGTTTGCTGCGGCTGGGCAGGTGCGGCGGCAGGTGCGGGGGTGACGTTATCAGTCATGTCGTACTCCAAGTAAGGTGCGGTGCCGCATGGTGCGGCACCGTGCTAAGACTTAGGCGGCCTGCTGGGTGATGCGCACGTTGCGGAAAGCCGGGACGGTTGCCTCGATGCGGGCTTCCTTGAGCTGGCTGATGCTGATGCGCACCATCTGCCCAGCGGCACGGTCGTAGGCTTTGAAGACTTCCTTGTTCGTGCCCGCGCTGATCTTGAAGCCTGCGGCCTGAATGCTCTTGGCCGCTTCGATGATGGTCAGCAGTTCGGCCTTGGCTGCCTTCTTGCGCTCTTCGGCCTGCTTCGCTTCTTCGCTGGCTGCCTTGTAGGCGCGGCACAGATCAGCGACATGGGGATTGTCGGACAGGTCGATGGCGCTGCCGTCGTTGTCCACGTACAGCTTGGAAATCGTGTCAGCGTCCTTGGCAAAGTCGGGTTCAGGTGCAACGCCAGCATCTACCCGCGCCCAGAAGTGGGCCACTTTTTCGCGGATCAACGCGCCCAGCTCGCGGTCGCGCTCGCGCAGCACGGGCTTGGGGGTGTTGCCGCCCACCAGTGGCGCGATAAGCGTCCAGCCCATGTCTGCGACTTCGAGCTGGTGCTGCACCTGGAACTCGATGTAAGGCGGGGCTTCGATCTCGTCGCCATCTTCGATCCAGTTGCGGCGGAACGCCAAGCCGTCCACGTTCTTGACTTCCATGATGCCAGGGCCGTGCTGGCGGAACATATCTCGGGCGCGCTCGTCACCAGAGAAGCATTCCACGATGCCGACGATCTTGTAGTCGAAGCTGGAACCCATGCGGATCTCTGGGATGCGCATGTAGCACTTGAACGGCTCAACGATCAGGCCGAAGTCTTCGGCGATACCTGCGGCGATGGCCGCTTCCAGACGGTTGCCCCAGCGCATGCGCTCATTGGCTTCAAAGTCTTTCTTGAGCTGGCCGGTCTTGATGTGGTGCAGCTCGTATTCGGTCGTGTAGGGCGACGCTGCGAAAAGCGCAGATGCTTCGGTGCTGGTCAGATCCTTTTCGCGCATTGCCAGCCATTCCTTTTCGCTGGCTGGGACGATGATTTCACGGGTGATGTCGCTCATTTGGTGTGCTCCAGTGTGGTGTGGTGCGGTGTCGCACTATCAAGCGCATGCATTGCATCAACATTGCATAGCCATTGCATTGTAATGCTGCGTGGTCTGATAACGCAACCACTTTTTGCAACCAATTTTTCTATGGCCGAACCACCAGCACCGGGGATGCGTGCTCAAGTGGCACGTTCTGCCGACTCATAATCCCCGACAGGTTGTAGGTTCCAGGTTGATAGCCGCGCGTGACCGTGGCTATCGCGTGCTCGCCGTCCCTGATCTTCACAAACGACGTGCGGCCGATGGCTTCCGGGTCGATCCCCTCTGTGCGGCGAAAGAAAGCCACCCAGCCGTCACACCAGCTAAGAGGGGATTCGGCGGTGCGGAACTGCACGGCCACCGTGTCATCCGGCAGATCCTCTGGGGCTTCCGCGCGCTCGATCATTTCGGGCGGATTGAGCACGACTGCACCGTCCTTGCCCACAAACCCGATAACTTGCGTGCGCCTGCCACTCGTCGGCCTGACGTTGATCCCGGTGTTCACGGCAATCTGGTGCAAGGGGACGCCGAAGATCTGCGATAGCTGGGCGGCCTCTTCAAGTTGGAGCTTTCGCTGGCCGTTCAATGTGAGACTGAGCTGTGAGTGCTGCATCCCCATGCGCTGGGCCAGCCCGCGCATTGACATGCGGCGACTGTTCATGAGGCCAATAAAATAATCTTTGTTCATGCAACTTACTCACACTGGCGGGTTTGCGGTTAGCATAGTGCTACATTTCAATGCCGTGGCAACACTCCATCTTGACATTTTGGTGCGATAATCTCACCATTAGAGCCAGTCAACAAAATTTCAGCAGAACCATGAACGTCAAAACCGAGCAAGACATCACGCCAGAAGTGGCTTTAGAGCTGCGCAACCAATCAGGACTTTCGCAGCGCGAATTCTGGGAAGGCGTAGGTAGCAATCAAAGCTCCGGCCATTGGTTTGAAAACAACAAGCGAAAATCCATCCCGAAGCCCATTCGCACGCTGATTTTCCTGCGCCACGTCGCGCACATGCCTGTTTCGGTAAGCGATGAAGACAGCGCGGCAGCGGTGGTGAAGTACGGCACGGAAGTCGCGGCGAAGATCGAGGCCGAGCGCTTGAAGGAGGCGGCAGCCGAAGCAGAGCGAAAAGCCAAGGAAGCGCAGCAGAAGGTCAAGAAATTGGCCGCGTAAAGAATCTGGCGAGGTGGCAGAGCGGTCTATTGCAGCGACCTTGAAAGTCGCCGAACCGGCAACGGTTCCAAGGGTTCAAATCCCTTCCTCGCCGCCAATACAAAGCCCGCGCTCTGGTACGGCGCAAAACCATAGGGATGACCACCGGCATGCTTCACGCTTGGGCAACGTGATCCTTTCAGCGATGAGCTGTCGTCGCAAACCCGGTGAACAGCGAACGGGGCGCAATGGTGATTGCGCAGGGCCACCCAGGGACGCCCAAACACGAAATTTAAGGGGCGAACATGGATACAAAGAACTTCGACGGCCCAGCATGGTGCGGCTTTTTCCTGGTGATTGCGCTGTGGATTGCTTGTGCTGTCGGCTGGATTACCAACATCGTTAAGTTGTTTTTCTACGACGGCAGTGGATTCACCGGAGAATTTGCACTGCGCATCGTCGGTATCTTTGTTGCGCCTCTTGGTGTGGTACTTGGCTATCTCTAGGTGCAATCATGAAGTGAAACAGGCCCGCGCGAGCCTATCGCGTGCCCAGACACCCACGGGGCTTAAAGTGGGGCCATGAAGTTTGCCGCTGTAGTCCGAAAGCCGGTTCAACAAAATAGTTCCAAGCACGGCGGCAATCTTGATGGTCAACACATCAGCGACACCTACATGCTTCGGCATGGGTCGGCGTGCAAAACGCTGGTTTTCATCACGACTTGCCGCCGTAAGCGGCTATTTCCCGACTGGCACAAAGAAATTTGTTAGCGGGCGAACACTTCACGAAAGAAAATTATGACCAGCGGCAACGATAAGAGGCTTGGGCACATACTGAATCGAACAGTTAAAACCAAGACCGGATGCCTTGAGTACCAAGGCTGCGTACAAGCGAACGGATACACGCGAATAACCGTAAGCCGCAAATCAGATTATGGGCATCGCCACGTGTATAGGCTGGCAAAAGGCCCGATCCCTGAAGGTCTGGATGTTAGGCACAAATGCGACAACCGGAAGTGCATAAATCCTGACCACCTTGAAGTCGGTACGAGACTTCAAAACATGCGCGATGCCGTTGATCGCAGGCGGCAAGCAAGGGGCTTCATGCTCCCACACACAAAACTTTCTCCATTCAAAAGGCTTGAGATTGTTCGCCTTGCAATACTTGGAGAACCTTACAAATCCATTGGCGAAAAGTACGGATTGTGCAGGCAGCACATTGGTCAAATAGCAATCAAAGCAGGAGTAAAAAGAAATGGCATCGGTAAATAAAGTCATCCTTGTCGGCAATCTCACGCGCGACCCGGAGACGCGAACATTTCCAAGCGGGGATATGGTTGCAAATGTGTCTCTTGCAACAAACGACCGCTGGCGCGACAAGAACACAGGCGAGCAGAAGGAAGCCGTAGAGTTTCACCGCGTCGTCTTCAATGGCCGCTTGGCTGAAATCGCCGATCAGTACCTGCGCAAGGGAGCTTCCGTCTACATCGAGGGCAGCCTGCGCACCCGCAAGTGGACAGACCAAGCCACCGGCCAGGAGCGCTACGCCACGGAGATCCGCGCCGATAGCATGCAGATGCTGGGCCAGCGCCAGCAGAGCCAGAACGATGGCTATGGCGAACAAGCTCCACAACACCACCAGCAGCATCAGCCGCAGCAGCGCCAGCAGTCCCGTGCGCCAGCTCCACAGCGCCAAGGACGCAACGACTACCAAGCTGCCCGCGATGGCACAGCACCGCCACCACAGCGCGCGTCGTCGGGCTTTGACGACATGGATAGTGATATACCCTTTTGATGTAGCACCATGCCAACATGCAAAACATGCGGCTGCGAGAAGGATTCCAGCGCCTTCTACGCATCCAACCGTTCGCACTGCAAAGAGTGCGTAAAGGCCAGGGTGCGCGACCACCGCGAAGCGAACATCGACAAGGTGCGCGCCTACGACCGGCAGCGCGGCGGGCTTCCTCACCGCGTGGAGGCGCGGAAAGCGTATCAAGCAACCGAGGCTTTCCGGCAGTCCCATGCCAAGGCGAATGAGAAGTACAGGGCTTCCATCCCGATGCGAGCCAAGGCCCGCGATGCCGTGAACAACGCCATCCGCGACGGCCGCCTGATCCCGTGGCCTGTCTGCGCCATCCCTGAATGCACCTGCGCACCCGAGGCGCACCATCCTGATTACAGCCGGCCGCTCGATGTGGTCTGGCTGTGCGACGGGCACCACAAGGAAGCGCACAAGCTGGCGCGCGAGCTGGAACGGGAGGCGGCATGAGCGAGCACGCACACGCACCCCATCCGCCCGGCGACGGGCTGGATACAGGCACGCGCGGAAAGCTGGGGGCGCTGGAGTTCATTCAGCAAAAGACTCCAGAGTACGCCAAGGCCAAAGCCGACCGCACTTATCTCGAACATTTCAGAAAGAGCAAGAAAGCTCTGCTGATGGTTCAGGCCGAGCGCGAAGGCCACAAGACTGCCGCCATGCAAGAGCGCTACGCCTACGCACACCCGGAGTATGTGGAGCTGCTGGAGGGCTTGCGCGTGGCTGTAGAGCGCGAAGAGCAGCTTCGTTACGACCTGCTGCGAGCCGAGACTTCCGTGCGCATCTGGCAGACCCGCATGGCATCCGACCGCATTGAACGACAGACTATCCGATGAACCTTGCCCGCAAGAAACCCATGGCGCGAGGCAGCGCCGAGCTGAAGCGCACGCCCATGAAGCGCCGCGCCGATCCAAAGCCGCGCCGCACTACGCCGCCCAAAGTCAAAGACACGCCACGCCCGCGCGTCACCACCAACGCCAAGGAAAAGGCCCACATGGGCAGCGTGGCCGCCCTTGGGTGCCTGTGCTGCATCAACCTAGGGCATGGCCCAACGCCAGCCGAGGTGCACCACGTTCGATGCTTTGCCGGTGCTGGTCAGCGATCCACCGCGTTCCACACTATCCCGCTGTGCCCGATCCACCACCGCCACGGCGGTTCTGGTGTCGCGGTGCACGCTGGCATCCAGTCGTTCGAGCGCATCCACGGCACCGAGCGCGAGCTGCTGGCCCAGGCCCTGCGCATGCTGGGCTTCCATATCGCGCCCGAGGATCTGGCCCGGCCAGACCTGGGGGCGCTGCTTTACCCGCCAAAGGAGTGATATGCCAACCATTGAGCGCTTTGCGCGCAACACCACCGGCCGCGATCTGATCGTCGGCGACATCCACGGACATTTCAACAAGCTCAAGCAAGCGCTTGAAGCCATCAATTTTGATGAATCGCGCGACCGCCTGTTTTCGGTAGGCGATCTGGTTGATCGCGGGCCTGATTGCGATCAGGTGCTTGATTGGCTGGCGCGCCCCTGGTTCTTCGCCGTGGCTGGCAACCACGAGGATATGGCGATCCGCTGGCCGAACGGGAACATGGACACCGGCAACTACTTCGCCAACGGCGGCGGATGGAACATCAGCAATCCGCGCGAGCTGCAATGCGAGATTTCCGAAACTTTGGCCGCTTTGCCGCTGGGTATTGAGCTGGA